CGAGCTGTCGGCGGGCACCGACAGCGACGCCGAGCCGGGGGAGGTGACCGTCGTCGAGCCGGCTACGGCGGTATCCCACAGCACGTGCAGCGGCACGCTGACCTGATTGGTCTGGACCCACTGCCAGAGACCTCCGACAGTCGCCTGTTGCCACCGCCACCAGCGGACAGTGGCCGTGGTGGTCGTGATGGTGACCGCGCCTGTCGCGTAGTCGATCGTCCCGTGCGCACCGACGCCGAGGTCGAGCCCGGCGCCCTCGGAGGTGGTCCAGTACATCGTGCTGCCGCCGGCGCTGGGGCCGGCGTTGTATGCCTGCACGAGATTGCCGTCGGCGTTGAGGTCGGTCAGCGTCATCCGCGCGCCGGAAACAGGGTCCGTCACCCGGACCTGAACCGTGCGCGGACGCACGGCGTGACCGAAGCTGTGCGTATAGGTCGTAGGGCCGGGGTTCGTTGCCGGAGATTCTGCCGCCGCGCGGCTATACGAGACGGTGATGGTCGAGTCGATATCGGCGGCGATTGCGTTGATTTCGATCCGGGGCGTCGTGTAGTCGACCGTCCCGGTCATACCGTTTCCGCTGATCACGCCGGCGGCGGCGTCCGTGGCGGTCACCACGCTACCGGGCGTTTCGCCAGCGCGAGGCGTGCGCCACGTGACGGTGATACTGCCCGGCACGAGGGGGCCAACAAGCGCGGGCGGCTCGAAGATGACTTTTGCGGCCGTGGGTGTTTCGGGGATGAGCGAGACGTAGTGCGCGGGGGACGCCCACGTGAATATGACCGCGCTCCCGACGTCGGGCAGCGCGCCGAGGGTGACGACGAGCGAGCCCGTGGTGTAGTTGATCGTGCCACCCCCGATGGCGGGGTCCGAGCCGCTGAGGGTGCCGCTGCCGTTGTCGGTGAGGTCGTACCAGTTTCCATTCGCGCGGTACGCGACATTGACCGCGCCGGGGCCGGGAAGCGGATTGAGGGCGCGCACGTAGTTGTACGCACGGCTTTCTGCCGTGACGTCGATCCCGTCTGTGTGGGCCTGCTGCGCGATCTCGACCTGGCGCGAGCCGGCAGTGAGCGTGAGCGTGGCGGTGGGGACCAGGATGCGGTTGGCCAGCGGGCTTTCGGTCTGCGACGAGGGGACCAGCGCGGCGAACATGCTTGCGGCGCGCACGGTGGTGTCGCCGATCGAGGCGGCAGCGGTGAGGCGCTGTGCGCCGTAGTAGCTCGCGGCATCAGCTACGGTGGTGTCGCGGATGCGGGTCTTCCCGCTGTAGGTGTAGCCGCTGTCGAGACGCGAGGCGACGTGGCCGGGGAAATCATAGCGCAGGGCGTCGGAGAGCGAGAGCGAGACGATCCAGCGCGTGTAGGTTTGGTCGCTGCCATCGGAGAGCGTGCCATCGACGAGCACGGCTTCGGTGACCGTTACGTCGGTGACGCGGATGTACTGCTCTTTCTCTCCAGCGAGGCCCTCGTTGAGCACGAGGCAGAGCGTTTTGCCGACAGGCGGCAGCGCGGAGCCGACACGCTGGATGACGCTGATCTGGCGCATGCCGGCGATGTGGTTCTCGAGCAGGTAGCCGCCCCAGGTGGGGCCTTTGTAGAGGTAGCCCGCGACGCGGTCGGCGGCCTCGGCGCGGGTGTCGAAGGGGTCGCCGTGGGAGAACAGGGTGTAGCTGAGCGCATCATCGGTGGGCAGCGCGGTGACGACCGTCTTGGCGCCACCGAAGAGGTCGCGGTCGAGGGTGCGGACGGCGAGGAAAATCTTGCGCAGGCTGAATCGGCCGTAGGCACGGTCGAGGTCGGAGACGTCCTCGAAGATGTTGTTCATCTGCCCGTCGACGATGACGCTGCCGGTGGCGGCGCCGCCGCCTTCGGGCACGTCGTCCATGACCTGCGACGCGACGAAGACGATGTTTTGTTCCTGGATGGGCATGGGGTCAGATCTCGATGAGGCGGAGGGTGACGACGTAGGGCCAGTCGGCGGGCGGGACTTCGCGGTCCCACACCTGGCGGGCGCTGATCGGTTCTTCGCCGGGGCGGAAGGCGACGGTGAAGCTGCGGCCGTCGGCGAGCGTGAGCGTGTAAGTGGCGCCGGCGACGGCGGCCTTGGCGCGCAGGGTGATGAGCTTGTCGCGCGTCATGCCAGACCAGCCGCGGTCGTCGGACGCGGCCAGGGTGATGGGGCGGCCCGCCAGGCGGGTGCCGGCGTCGATGACGAGGGCGCCGGTGATGCTGTATTCCTGCGCGGACAGGGCGGGCGACCAGTCGAATTCGTCTTGCCAGATCATGCCGGCGGGGAGCGCGAGGCCGTCGAATGTGTGGGTGGTCATGGGTCAGGCTCTCAGGGCGTCGGATTCGAGCTGCTTGAGGAGGTTGACGAGGGCGTCGGCGTCTTCGCGGCTGGCGGTGTTGACGGTGGTCGTGCGGCCGGCGCCGATGCCGACGGAGACGCGGTGGGTGACGACCTCCTCGCGGGACTTTTGCTCGACGATGCGGGGGGCGTTGGACTGGTAGCGGCCGGAGGTGCGCTCCTGCTCGATCTGCATCTGGTCGAGCTGGTCATTGACGTTCTGCCAATATTCGGCGTAGTCGGCCATCCCGAACGAAGCGACGCGCATTCCCTGCCGGCGGGCGCGGTTGCTGTATTGCTCCTCGAACTGCTTGCGCAGTTCGAGCCCGCCGAGCTGCTCGGCGCGGTTGAGGATGGCGAGCACCGGCGACGATGCGCTGCCTTCGTAGCTCTGGCGCTGCGGGCCTTGCGCCAGGTTGGGGCCGATGCGGCCGAACGAATCGGCGGCCTCTTTTGCTGCGGTCGCCATCTGCGTGTAGGAGCCCGCTGCGCGGGTTGCGGACTCGGCGGCTTTGTCGGTGGCCGTGGCGGCCTCGGTCATTGCCTTGACCACGGCTTTGCCGCTGGCGTCGACTTCGATCCTGAGACCCCGCATCGCGGCTTCGGCCTGCAGGGTGGCAGAGGCGACGCCGTTGTTCGCAGCGATGGCCTTCTCGGCGTATGCCGCGAATGCGCGCTGCAGGTCGGCCGCGGTGGCGGTGCCGCTGTGGCGGATGGTGTTGTAGTCGGCAAGCGCGTTGTCGGCGATGCGCTTGAGCTCGGCGGTGCTGGTGACGCCCAAGCGCTGGAATGCCTCGGCGACGTGCTCGGCGCTGTTGGCCAGCGTGGAGACGTCCTGCGCAGCGCCGCGCGCGGCGGCACCGGCGGCGCTGATGTTGCCGGCGGCGCTTGCGGCCTGCGCGCCGGCCTGCGCGACCTTGCCGCCCATGACGACTGCGCCATCGCCCAGGGCCGCGACCTGGTCGGCGGTGAGGCCGGCTTGGGTCTCTACCGCCTCGAGCGCCGTCGTAGCCTGAGCCGCTGCCGCCGCGGCGCCGGTACCGACGCCATCCCAGGCCTCGCGCACGCGCAGGGCATCGGCGGTGGCGCGATCGAAGGCGGCGCTGCTCTGCTGGGCGAAAGCCTCGGACGTCGCCCACAGCCCCCCCGCCGCGATGCGGATCTCATCGGCCGCGGCGGCGAAGCTCGCCGACAAGCCGCCGAAGGTGATCTTCGCGAAGGCCTCGGCGATCCAGGCCGCGACCGAGACAATGTTGCTGCCCGCCCCCGCGAACGCCTCGCTGACCTTGAAGATCGCCGCCAAGATCGTATTCAGGCTGGTCGACATGACCCCGAAGGCGATCGTGGCATTGCGTGCCACCTCGCCGGACTTTGTGCCGAGCGCGTCGAACAGCTCGCCCGCCCGCGCGGCGAACGCTTGCATGTCGGCGGCGAGCTGCTTGAAGTCGACCTTGCTGATGAACTCCTGCACCCACCGACCGGCAGACTCGAATGCCGCCTTGATCGCGCTACCAAAAGCCTCGGCGGTGCCGTCGGTTACGAAGGCGCGCAGGCGGGCGGAGACGGCGTTGAGCTGGTCGCGCAGGACGGGCAGGACGGGCGAGCCGAGCTTGATGAGCAGCGCATCCCAGGCGCTGCCGAAGCCTTTGGCGGCGCCGTCGAGGTTGTTGCTCATGGTCTCCGCAAAGGTGCGCGCAGAGCCGGCGGACTGGTCGAGCTTGGCCTTGAGCTCGTCGAGACTGCCGATACCCTGGTTGAGGAGCGCGCGCAGAGCCGGGCCCGCTTCGGTGCCGACGGCGTTGATCGCGCGCTGGCCGGCGGGGCCGGAGGCGGCGAGCTGCCGTAGGGCTTCGTCGAAGTCGCCCGTGGTGATGCCGGCCGCGGCTAACTCTTTCCGGAAAGTGCTGGCGGGGTTGCTGAACTGCGCCAAGATGGCGTTGAGCGCGGTGCCGGCGCGGCTGGCATCGATGCCGGCGTCGGCGAACTTGCCGATGATGGCAACGGTTTGCTCGAGCGAGAGGCCGAGGGTGTTGGCGAGCGGCGCAGCGTAGGAGAGCGCACCGGCGAGCCCTTCGACCGAGGTGGACGAGGCATTGGCGCCCATGGCCAGCACGTCGGCCACCCTGCCCGCCTCGCTGAATTCCAGCCCCATGCCGTTGACGGCCTTGGTGACGTAGTCGGCCGCGGCGCCGAGCTCGACGCCGCCGGCGCTGGCGAGGTCGAGCACGGCGGGCAGCGCCTGCGCCGATTCGCTGGCGGACAAGCCGGCCTTGCTGAGCGTTTCAAGCGCGTTGGCGGCTTCGACAGCGGAGTATTTGGTCGAGGCGCCCGCCTCTTCTGCCGCGGCGCGCAGGGCCTGGAGCTCGGCGCCGGTGGCCCCGCTGGCGGCCTGCACCGCCGACATGGCGGTTTCAAAATCCCGCGCGCTGCCGATGGCGTCGCCGAAGAACTTGCCGGTGAAGTAGCCGGCAATCGCCGCGGCGATCTTGCCGGCGTGCGCCTTGAGCCCGGAGAAGACCGACGAGGCCTCATCCTTGGCGCTGATGATGATCTGGGTGACGGGGTTCTTGGCCATCGGGGGCTCAGTGGGCGGCGCGGCAGGCGTCGTGCAGGCGTCTGCATTCGGCGGCTGCGTCGATCAGGTCGAATGTCCAGAGGGCGACGGCGAGCTCGTCACCGTCGGTCGGTTGCGGCAGTTGGGGGCACGCGCGCAGGCATTCGCTCGGGCGCTGCGTGATTGGCTGCGGCGACGGCGGCGGCGTAGTCGCGCAGGCGGTCAGGAGGGAGAGCGCAATCGGGGCGAGGCGCCGCGCGAAGGGCCTGGAGCTGGCCATTTAGTCGGGCCTCACGAGATGCAGCGGCGGACGTAGCCAAGCGCTGGGCCTGCTCAAGCCGGCGCGCGGACTCGGACTCAGCGTCGAGACGTGCAGCCGTAGCAGCGGCGTGCGCCACGCGGGCCGCGTCGGCGGCGCAAGCATTGCGCTCAGTCTCCACGCCGTGGCGGTAGCCGAGCAGGCCAGCGACCAGGACAGCAACCAGGGCCAGAAAAGCGCGGTAGGGGTGCGGGACCACATTAGGCGCTCCCGAGGTAGGCCATGGCGGCGGCGTAGAGCTTGAGGCGGTCATCGAGGCCGGTCAGCCCGCCGTTGACCTTCCGCGTGACGGCGGCGAGGTCGCCGGTGTCGGCGAGGGCGTTGCAGCCGTGGCGGTGCCACCACTCGGCGGCGCTGAGGGCTGCGGTGTAGGGCTGTTCGAGTTGCTCGGGGCGCTCGAGGAGGTCGAGCCCCAGGGCGAGGCCGGAGGCGGCGTAGTTGGAACGGCCGGTGATCTGGATCAGGCCACGGCCGCGGTAGCGCCAGCCGTCGCCGCTCCTTGCGCTTCCGTTGCCCAGCCGGCCGGCGTAGGTAAGGTTTGCGATGTCTTCTTGCCTACGGGCGATTCTGATCGCCGTGGCGTTCGGGGCTCCGGTCATGTCAGCGTAGCGCGATGGCCACGTCTGCGCGAGACCCTGCGCCGAGTAGTTGAGGTTTTCGACCGTCTTCGTGAGCCGGGCCGACTCGTGCGCGATCGTCGCGAGCCACGCGGCAATGCGGCGGGGCGAGGCGTCGATCTGGTAGCGATGGGCGGCGATGGCGAGCAGCGGCGCGTATTGCACGGCCAAGGCGTGGCGCACGCCGAGCGCCTCGAGCAGGCCGATCGTGATGGGGCTGATGAGGCGAGGCGTACTGGTGACCATTTTGGTGGCGTTACCAAAATGGTGCGCCGCCGGATGGCTGTCGCCGCCGGCAGCGGTGGCGGGGCGCAGTAGACCGAGGCGGTTGAGGAAGGCGACGATCACAGGCGCCTCCTGTCGGCGGTGAGGAGTAGCGCGAGGCCGGCGAGGAGCGCGGCGGTGTAGAGGTCGGGGGCGGCGTGTCCGACCAGGATGCCGGCGACGTGTGCGGCACCCGCGCCGCCCAGGGCGGTCCAGGCGGCGACGATGCACAGACTGGTGTTGCGCGTCATGCGGTTGACGTGGCAGATGGATTGCCAGGCGATGACACATCCGGCGAGCAGCTCGAGCGCGAGGAGCGCGAACACGGCGGGGGTCATTGCTGGGAGCCTCCCATGATTTTGCCGACGCGGGCGAGGACGATGGAGAGCCCGCCCCATCCCAGCATGAACGCGACGGGGTAGCGCAGGAGCATCGGATCGACGCGGGCAAATTCGGGGGCGCCGGCTGCCGCGGCGAGCGAGACGGGGACGGCAGACCAGGCTGCGAGCAGCGTGCCGATGACGACTTGTAGGACCCGGGCGAGCGGACCGCCCTGCTCTGCCGTGCGCAACGCCCACAACGCCCCGACGAACCCCGGGAAAATCAGGTCGGCGGGCAGGCCGGTGGCGATGCCGGCGACCATGATGCTGCCGGCGGCAGCGGCGACTGCGGTGGTGGTGCTTGCGGGCTCGGTCATGGCGATCGGGGCGAAGGCGGCAGACTCGAGCGCCCTGCGGTGCAAGGCGCCCTGGCCTGCGGACGGGGTTACTCGGCGACCGGGGCGTCGTCGAGGTAGATGGCGGAGCCGTTGGCCGGGGTGAGGACTTCGAGCTCGAATTCCATGGTCACGTACTCTGCATCCTCGGCGATCACGGGCAGCTCGCCGGCGGGCTTGAGGATGCACAGCGGCATGTAGTAGTCGCGGTTGGTGGCGCCGGCGTTGTCGGAGACGACGCGGATGGCGCCACGCAGCTCGGATGCCTGGCCGGTCTTGATGCGCTTCCAGGTCTTGGCGGGCTTGTCGTAGCTGACCTTGATGTTGCCGGCGACGATGGCGCCGGTGTCGAGGATCTGCAGACGGCCCTTGACGAGATCGACGGCGTAGTCGGTGCCGGCGACATAGGTGATGGTGGCGCCTTCGTTGGTGACGACCAGGGCGCTGATGTTGCGATCGCCGGCCGGGTTGGCGTCGCTGCGGCCGAGCTGGTAGATGCGGCCGGGGATGACGGCGACCGTGGCACCGGCGACGGCGATGGACGTCTGGGTGACGGTTTCGACCTGGCCGGAGAGGTACTTGGCCAGGTTGTCGAAGCTGACGTTGTCGCAGGTGACGGTGGCGGTGCGGTTGACCTGGACGACGCGGGAGTCGTCTTTCTCGCGCAGGCCGGTCTGCGAGCTGAAGTGCTCGAGCTTCTCGGTTTCGATGCTGATGCTGAAGCTGGGGCAGTTGCCGAATTCCTCTTCGCCGGTGAGGGCGTCGAGCGCGTTGCGCGGGTCCCAGTACAGGCGACCGCGCGGGATCTGGTACTCGTTGCTGGTGTGGATCAGAGCCATGGCGGTCTCCTGAAGTTACGGTTGCCCGTCGTAGCGAGCGGAAGTCTTGAAGGTGAGGCTGTAGGCGACGAGGCCCTGGTCGGTGGCCTCGCGCTGCACTTGCTGCAGTTGCAGCCGCTGCCAGGCGCGCCCGCCGTGGGCGCCGGGGGCCCAGTTGTGCAGGCTGGCGACGACGGCGGCGAAGGCGGTGTCGAGCTCGGCGAACGCGGTGGCGCTGTACTGCGCGACCAGATGCACGCCCCAGGTGACGCCGACAGCGACCGCGGTGTTGCGGGCGTCGGTGATGTCGGCGCCCTCGCACTGGACTTCGACCGCCGGCATGGGGCGCCGGGTGGTCTCGGCGGCGCTGCTGCGCACCGTCCAGCCCGCGAGGGCAGGATCGGCGGCCAGGCGGGCGAGGATGGGGGATTCGAGGGCGAACATCAGGCGGCCTCGCGCAGGCGGACGACGGCCTCGCGGCCGTCGCCGATTCGGTAGGGGTCGTCACTCACGCGGTACTGCTGGCCGCGGAGGGTGAGGAGGTCTCCGGGGGCGAGCGTGGCCGAGGCGAGCGGGTAGCGGAGCTGGTAGTCGCCCACGACGGACGGCGGCGAGAGCGGATCGAGGTCCGCCGCGTCGAACAGGCCGTGGAACGCCACCCCGGCGGCCGGGGTGACCGGCTCGCCGATGGTGGCGTACATCTCGAGCAGCTCGTCCGCGGTGAACACGATCAGGCGACGGCGTTGGTGAAGAGGTAGCCGAGGTCGTTTGCGCAGATGACCTCTTTGACCGTATCCACCACCTGGATGATCTGCGCACCGTCGGAGCCGACCTTGGGGTCGAACCAGTCGCGCACGCGAAGGCCACCGCCCGATTCTGCGGTGAAGCCGAAGGTGGTGGCGTTTTCGGTGGTGCTGGTGGGCTCCTGGTAGAGCAGCGCGGCGTGCTTGCCCCAGGTGCGGGCATAGCTGGCGGTGGCGCCCTTCTTGGCGCCGTTGATGAACGCCGAGCCGACGTAGAGGTTCTGAATCTCCAGCAGCTCGATGAGCTGCTGCCGGGTGATCATGCCTTGCGCGTCGGCGCCCGCACCGGTGCCCTTGACGGCCTCGACGACCTTGGGGTGCATGCGGAGCTTGGTCCACACGGGCTGGCCGAGCACCAGCGTGTTGGCACGCATGACCATCGCGTCGAGCGCCGCCATGATGTCGTCGAGCGGGTCGCTATTGGTGTAGTCGCTCCACTGGTCGGTGCCGGACAGCGTGGCCTTGTAGCCGGTTGCGTAGTTGCCGGCGGCAAATACCGCGTTGGCGACGCGCCGCTCGCGGTCGAGGGTAATCAGCCGGGTGAGGTTCTCGGTGGCAACGGCAGTGGGGTCGATGGGCGTGCCTTCGGCCTTGCGCAGGTCGGCCAGCGGGACGGCGTCCTTGAGGCCGTAGTCCTGCGTGGAGTCGTCGACGCGGGTGGCGCCGAATTCCACTTCGTTGGCCTCGGACTTGCGTCCGAGCAGGGTGTCGGGGACGGTGAAGGACTCGTCCTTGTTGTGCTTCGTGTAGAAGAAGGCGTCGTGCGCCGGGACGCGCGGCAGGACGAGATCGGCAATCATCTCGGTGTTGCGGTACGCCAGCGCGACGGCGGTGAGCGTCGGATTCAGCGGGAACGGGGCTTGCGTGGCCATGTTGTTCAATCCTTTGTCTGCGTGAAGGAGTCGTCAGCCCTGGAAGGACCCCGGCTGCACTGCGATGGGAATGATTTCGCCCGCATTGGTGGCGCTGGCCATGGCCACGCCGATGACGCGAACGTTGGCGCCAGCGGCTGCGGTGGCTGCGATGACGCGACCCGAGGAATCGGCACTGAGCAACGCGCCGCGGGTGACGCCTGCACCGACTTCGGCCTCGGCGAGGCCGTCGAGGACGACGTCGACGCGGTGGCCAGCGGTCGACTGGCCGAGGTTGTCGGCCACACCGACCAGGGCGTCGGCCGCGGCGGCGGCCTGGATGACCTGGCCGTCGGCGGTGCCGAACTTGACGACGCGATACGGGAGCACGGCCGCCTCGGCGACCATCGACTTGACGAGACCCGGGTTAGCCATGAGTGGCCTCCTGTTTCAGTTGGGCGATCGCTTGCGCGACGGTGATGGAACGGCCTGCAGCGGCGGCCGAGGCGACGCGGACGCGGGCCTGGTCGGCGAGGTTCTGGGCACTGGGGGCAGTGGCAGGCGGTGCGGCGGTGAGATCGTTGTCGGCCACGAAGGCGACCGGCGCCGGTGCGTCGGCGGCGAGCTGGGCGAGCATGGCGCCGCCTTTTTCCCGCTCGGCGGCGAGGATGCGGACGGCGGCTTCGGGGCCGGTGGTCTTGCCGTCGAACTTCATGTCGGCGATGAGGGCCTCGTGGCCCGGGAGGGCCTGGGCTTCGACGGCGCGGATACGGGCGCGCTCGGCGTCGGCGCCGGCCTGCAGGCCTTCCGCCCTGCCCTCTTCGCGGGCGCGATCGAGGTCGGACTGGCTGAAGGCGACGGCGGCCGTGGGCGCGGCGGTGGCTGCGGGCTCGGTGACGCCCGCCGGGTCGGGTTGAATACCCATTGCGTGTGCTCCTGTGCGGTTGGCGGTGTTGCGGGCGGGGAGCCCGATGAGCTTGCTCGGACGCATGGCGGCGAGCTGAGCAATCAGTGAGTCGGTGGTGGCGACGCCATCGGCCAGGCCGGCGGCAACGGCTTGCGCGCCGCGGAAGGTGCGGGCCTGAGTGGCGATGACGGCATCCCGGCTGAGCCCGCGCTGCGCGACGACGGCGGCGACAAATTCGCCGTAGAGGGCGTCGATCTCTTCCTGATAGTCGGCCCGGACTGCGGTGGGCAGGGGTTCGTAGGGGTTGCCGTCGATCTTGTGGTCGCCGGCATAGATGTGGGTGACGCGGATGCCGTCGCGAGCCAGGGCGCTGGAAAAATCGACGTGGCGCATGACGACGCCGATGGAGCCGGCGAAGCCGGTGCCGGTGACGTAGAGGCGATCGGCAGCGCTGCCGCCGAGGTATGCGGCACTGGCGGCCATGCCGTCGGCGACCGCCCACATGGGCTTACGGCCGCGCATGGCGCGCAGGCGGTCGGCGTACTCGAACGCACCCTGCACTTCCCCGCCCGGGCTGTCGTACACCTGGAGTACGGCGTGGACGTCCGGGTCGTCCATGGCCGCCTCGGCCGCTGCAGAGAGGGTGTTGTAGCCGAGCAGACGTGTGGACATGCCCTCCATGCGGGTGCGATGCACAAGGGCTCCGTTGATCCCAAGTACCGCCACGCCGTCGACAATTCCGTAGGGTCGGCCGTCGTCCTCGGCGTTGCTGGCGCGGCGCGTGGAGAACAGATCGGGGGCACCGGCCAACATTGTGGGGTCGTGATCGAGCTCGCCCGCAGTGAGACCGAGCAGCCGCTCGCCCAGGCCGGCGATGATCGCGTCAAGCTTGGCGGGATGGATGAGCAGCGGGGTGTTGAAGATGCGCGCTGCGAGGTGCGGATACTGTCTCATGCCGCACACTTTGCCCGGGCCTGCGCCCCGGCATTAGGGGAAAGCGGGGCACGCGCGCATCTGGAAAAACAGAGCCCGGCACTCAGCCGGGCTCTGTCTGCCGAGACATCTCGGCGCCCGGAACCTGCCGGGTCAGGCGCGCCCAAGCAAGGGGCGCGCGAGGGGGGATTAGGCGCCCAACTCTATGTTATGTGTCTGCGCCATCGCGGCATCAATCGCCTCGTCCAGTGACGGGCCGGTTCCAAGCTTTTCCCACTCCCGGTCATTCACAGGGCCGGTCACGCGGAACACCTCAAACTCCAGCCCTTCCTCTTCGTAGCGAACCCCATACTCGACATCCCGGTTCGCTTTCAGCCAGCGGTAATGTTCGGCGTCCTTACGCTGCTGCTCCATCGCGTCGGCCGCTTCAACATGGCCTTTCTTCTGGCCCAAGACGGCGCGAATCAAGTCGCGCATCAAGTCCGTTTGCCTGGCGCAGCAAGCCTCAAGCCCCTGCGGCGTGGCGCAGCCCATCCAAGACAGCGCCAGTCTCAGGCGCTCCACTTCGTCGCAAGTCAGTTCATCCATGTCGGTCCTCTCCCACATAACATTGCGGTCAACCAGACCGCCGAAAACTGTCCTTGGTGGTTCTCAGTCGCCTAGCGCGGCGGCTGGTTACCTCCAGCGTTATGTTTCACTTCCTGGCTACCCACCGCGCGAGGAGCGGTGTTATCCGGCAAAGGCTGCGATGCGCTCGCCGAGCACTGCCGAATATCCATCCATGAACCGCGCTTGATTGCGCAGGCGGGAGCGCTCTGCTTCCGACAGGCCGGCGAAAATCGGCGTCTGGAAGAACGCCAGCAGTTTCCCCAGCTTCTCGTCCAGGTCGGCCTTCTCGGTAATCACGCGCTGCTGATGCGGCTGCAGCCCTTCGGCCGGCTCGTCGGCGGTGACGTGCTCAAACATCTGCCGGGTCTGATCAGCCGTCAGCAGGTTCGTACCAGTCGGCCAGTGCGGTGAACTGGGTGCGATGTGGCCCGGGTTGCATGTCACGCCCGCGTCAGGTCCGAAATCCCCCGGCAGCTTCCACGCGAGGAAGCGATCCACCATCTTGTCGATATTGCTCATGTCCTTCTCCATAGAAATTGCCGGATAACCCGGCGTGCAAGGGCGCGAGGGGGATTAGAACGTCGGCAGGCTGGCGTTTGGCAATACGCTGTTGCGCGCGTAGATCGCCCCGCCGTTGCTGACGTAGGCGGCCTGCACATCCCCAGACGAGTAGCACATATCGAGCCACATTTCCGCTGTGCCGGACGACAAGAAGGTCGTGCGCTGCGTCGCAGCGCTCGGACCTACAGCGCGCGAGCCGATTGCGCCGCAGCCGATGTTCCAGGATTTTGCGGTGTCGATGTCTGCAAACGCCGGGCCGTGCCCACCGCGCCCCGTCGTGCGCACGCGCAACCCACGGGCGTCGCCGTGCATCGTACTGATGTTGTCGTTGTCGAGTCCGTCGCTCGGGTCGCCGTTGCCCCACCCCGCGCAGTCGATCTCCACCATTTTGGGCGACGTGACAGCGGCCGACACTTGATGGTTGTACCCGTCTGCCATGTTGCCGTATGCACGGCACCCCTTGAGAATCGTCAGCCCGACTCCGCGCAGGCTGATGCCGTTTGTGGTGGAAAATCCGAACTTGCAGTCGTCAAATACCAGCACGGTTTCTGCCGTTACGCCCGTCGATAGCGTCAAAAACGCGCCGTCTGCGCCGCCCCGAAATTCGACCCCTTTAACCGCTGCGCGCTTTGCGCTGTTCCAGTAGCCGGCGTTCTGGTTGATGAGCACATGGACATCGGTGTCGATCGCTCGGCCATCGTGCAGATGCAGATAGACCGTAGAGCCGCTGACAAATACGCTGTGCGGCGTGGCCTCGCACGCTGCCTGCGATTCCACCGCCTGGAATCTGACAGGAACCCCCTCATCGTCCAGGTAGGTCCAGTCGAGAGCGCGCGCGAACACGCTGCGCGACGCCGTATAGGTCTCGGTTTCAGCGCCGGTTTCGGTCCACGAGCCAGTCCAGCGCGTCGAGCTGATTACAGGCCCGCCGACAGCAACCACGTTGATGTGATATGCCGGGGTCGCAGCGGACGCCCAGCCGTTGTTGTAGTCGTACTCGCCGGCCTCGACGTTGATCTGCGTGTAGTCGGCGGCAACGGTTTGCAGCGCTTTTTTGAGGGACTTGTAGGGGTTGCCGATAGACCCGTCGCCGGTCGTGTCGTTGCCGCGCGCGATAGAGCACCAGATCTCCGCCAGCACAGGGTTGCGCCACTTGTCCCACTCGTAGTCGGTGCGCACGTCCGCGCCTGCGAGATACACCGACACCGGAGGCGGCCAATCAAAACCGGATGGGCGCGGGATCACGTCCGACATGAGGTTTTGCAGGATTCTATTCCCCCCACCCGGGCCCGTCGTGGCTCGCACGAGCTCGCCGCCCTCGGCGGACTCGATCGGCAGGGCTGAACCACTTTCGATCAGGAGGTTGAGTTGCGACTGGGAGTAGCCGGTGACGACGGAGCCCTCTTCGAAACTGCCGAAGGGGACAGTGACACTGCGGCGCATGATCACGGAGTTGGGCATGGCGACTGGTCCTTAATTGATGGCAGACTGATACGCGGCGGCGTAGGCGGCGGCAATGGCGGTGGGTTGGAGCGATGAGGCCTGCGCGAGGCCTTCGGCGGGCTCGACCTGGTTGGGCTGGCCAGGCGTGACGACCGTAGGTCCGAGGCCCGCACTGCGGCGCATGGCCTCTTCCCTTCCCCGCTGGCGCACCTTTGCGGTCCAGTCGCCGCCGTCATGCAGAATGGACTCCTGCGACAGGGTGCTGATGGTGAGCTCGGTGCGTTCGCGGGCGGCGAGCGCCTCTTTCAGGGGATCCAGGGAGCCCGGACCGTCGCCGACCCACGATGCGCGGCACCAGGCGCGTCGGATTGCGGCGTCGGCAAAGAAGCCGGGGGCGATGACGCGGCCGCGCGCGACGGCTTCTTCAAGCCAGGTCTCGTAGATGGGCTGGCAGAAGTAGGTTGCAACCCAGTCACGACGCGCGCGGAAGAACTTCCATGCATCGTTCATGGCAGCCTTGGCCGCGCTGTAGCTGGACTGGTAGTGCTTGACGAGGATCTCGTAGGGGATCTCGAGCAGCAGGCCGATTTGCCGGATGATGGCGGCGACAAAGGGGTCGAACTGGGCGTTGGGGCGCCCGGGGTTTGCGGTGTCGATCTTCTCGTTCGGGTTGAGTTCGACGACGAGGCCGTTGCCGAGGTTGGTGCCGAGGGTGGCGCTGGCAGCTGCGGTAGTGCCTGCACCCGCGGCGGTCTGGGCCGAGGGCATGAGCGTAGCGGGCGATTCGGACTGGATGAAGACGGTGAACATGCCGCTGACGACGGCGGCCATGAGCTCGGCTTCGGTGTAGCGCTCGAGCTGCTTGAGCGGCTCGATGACCGGGGCGAGGAAGGGGACGCCCCGCGTTTGCCCGGGGCGGCGACGTTCGAACAGGTGCAGGACGTTGCGGCGGCCCGTGCGGCTGCCGAACGCATCTACTGCGCTCCAGGTGATGCCCTGGCGACGCCCGCGGCGGGAGGGGTGGGCGCTGGCGAAGTGGTAGCGGATGGGCGCGCCGAGCGCATCGAGTTCGACGCCCTGGACGAGGCCGGCGGAATCGGGCGTCCAGTTCGGGTTGCAGACGTAGTCTGCTTCGAACAACTGGATGGCCAGGGCGATCGGGGTCCGCTTGCGCGGTACAGACGCCTGGATGGCGAAGCAGTCACCGGAGGTGAGTGCGGTACGAAAGGCGAGCGATTGCAGTCCGTAAAAATTGAGCGCGCGCGTGGCGTCGCAGTCGGTGGATTCAGCCCATAGCAGGAATTCGCGCAGGGTGCTGTCCTGCCATGCCGCGGCCTGATCCTCGGTCAGGCCGAGGGCCTGATGGTCGATTTGCGGCTGCACCGACAGGCCGGTGCCGACCGTGTTGGTGACGGTGGTGTTGATAGCGCCGCCGGCTACGGGCGCGTTGCGGTCGAGGTCGCGGACGCGGGCGCGCAGGGTGGGTAGGTCGGCGATGGTGTCGTCGTCGGCGGAACCTGGTAGGGGGTTCCAGCCGGCGAGGCTGCGGCGGCTGGAGCTTGCGCCGTTGTAGCCGGTGGCGATCATGGCGTGACCGACGCGGGCTTGCAGGCGCTGAGCGGCGCGGACGGGGGCGAAGTGCTCGATGACGCGGTCGAGCAGGGTCCAGCGGACATCAATCTTGCCGCGGCCGAGGTTGACGGTGCGGGCCATGTCAGCCTCCCGGGGTAAGGCCGAAGATGCGCGGGCCCCGTGGGGCGCCGGACTTGGCGCGCTCGACTTCGGCGCTCCAGTGCTGGATGCCGGCGCGGATGGAGTCGAGGTCGGCGCGACGCAGGGTGCGGTCGCCGAGGCGGGTTTCTTGGCCCAGTAGCACTGCGGTCTCTGCGTCGAGGTATCGCTGGAGCTGCTGCTGAGCGGTGGCAAGGTCGATGGCCATGGCAGAGGGAGGTATTTGACCGTGCCAAGGCTATGCGCAGCCGTGCCCCGCGAACAGGGGAAGCCGGGGCAGCGACGTTACGCGGATTGCTTGATCCTGTGCACGGTGCCCTTGCCCACGCAGAATTGCATGCAGACGTCGCGCTCGGTGCGGCCTGCGGCGAGGGCCGCACGAATGGCGGCGTCACGCTCGGAAATGTCGGTCCAGCGGGCGCGGGCGATGTAGGGCTCGTCGCCGCCGTATTCTCGCCGGATCTGTTCTTCAATTTCGCGGGCGGCCTGCTCTTCGAGACCCCCGAGGCTTGCGGCGACGATCTCAATGAATCGCATCACGACATCATTTTCTGCGGCTCGACTCATGCAATGGCTCCACGGATTCGGCGACCACGCGGGGCGGTCTGGATGGCGGCGAATGGGATGTCGGGTTGCGGTATGGGCGCGCCGCGGGCGTCCTCTTCAACCTGGTCGGCAGGGGGATCGACCTCGGGCGCGTCGCTCAGGTCGATGACGTCGCCGAGCGGGGCGAGCGGCTCGACGTCGCTGGGGTGGTGGTCGAACAGGTCGGCGGTGGGCGGGCAGACGGCCGCCTGCTGGCGGTCCCACATGGCGTCGGTGTAGCGGTGCAGGTCCATGCGGTGCGCGGCAAACAGGGCATAGACGGTGCAGTCGAGGACTTCGACGCGAACGCCGGCGGCCTTGGGTACCCAGCGGTGCACGGTGCCGCGGGCGCTGGTCTGCTCGACACGGTGCTCGTTGGTGAGCTGCGCGTAGAAGACGTTCGGCAGCTCGCGAGAGAAATGGACATAGCCGGGGCCGGGCTGGGCGACCTTGAGGCGGGCGTAAAGGAGGTCTTTCGCCGTGTCGGTACCTACGCGCCAGAGGCGCACGCCACGCTTGATCACGGTGCCGGCGGCGTTGATGTCGACGAGGCTGGAGCCGGCGACGATGGGCTGACCATCGCGCGGCTCGCCGCGAATGGCGAACACGCGGCGATGGTCGCGCGCGGCGGCGAACTGGTAGACGAAGTGGGTGAAGTGCCCGCCAGAGTCGATCGCGACGGCGTCGATCGCCAGGCGCTGGCCGCCCTCGTGGGGAAAGCGGGTGCAGAGGTAGGCGTCGAGCCGAGCCCAGTCGGCGGCGTCTGCAGGATTGGCGCGCAACACGACGTAGTCGATCGGCCACATTTCGAAGCCGCGGCCGATGGCCCAGACGACGACCTCAAAGCGGTTGTCTTGCACGTCGACACCGGCCACCAGGACGAGACCGCCTATCGGGACCTTGCGCAGCGGATACGACTCGGCGCGTGCCTGGAGCTCATGCCCGTCAGCGCGATCGCCGGCCTGCTCCCAAACGTCGCCCTTGGTCTCATTCACGAAGCCCTGCATGGGGCCTGGGTCGCCGGCCTTGAGCTTGCCGTGCGCCTCGAGGAACTCGCGGACAATGTCCGACCAGTCGCGCTGGGGGCTGTAGGCGGTCCAGACGTGTGCACCGACGTGCGCGGGCGGCTGGCAGGGCTGGCCGGTGCCGTCGCGCCAGATGCGGTCGCGGCCGTAGCGGTAGCGGCCCTGGAGGTCAATCCATTCGCCGGTGCGCCACAGGCGCATGTAGTCGGCCTGGCGGATGCGACCGTCGCAGTGCGGGCAGACGTGCCACACGTCGGCGGGGTTGGCCGGGTCCCACTTGAACCCATGGCGTACCTTCTTGCCGCCCCACTCGAGCGGATGCTCGCGGCCGCAGTGCGGGCAGGCAATGTGATAGGCCATCTGCGCGCCGGCCTGGCTGTAGCGATAGTCGGTGTGCGACAGGCCCTTGATGCGCGGGGTGGAGCCGGCGACGAGCTTCGGGAAGGGCGCGCCTTCCAGTCGGCCGCGCGCGAGCGTGACCGGGTCGGAGGACTTCTCGATCTGCTGATCGAATCCGTCGAGCTCGTCGAGCAGGACTACGGCCACCGTGATCCGGCGATACGCGCGCGCGGCCTTGCCGCCGAGCAGGTGCCACACCGAGCCGACGAACTGCTTGAGCTTGAGTGTGTCCTCGGTGGTGCTGTGTAGCTTGACGCCCTCGAATGCCTGGACGTCGCGCAGCATGGGGTCGACCTCGGACTTTACAAAGCTGTCCCGATCGTCATCGGTCGGCTGCCACAACGCGAGCTTGCGGCGGCGGTGGCAGGCGTTGTAGGCCATGAACGCGCTGAGCATCTTCGTGTAGCCGACGCGCTTCGACTTCTTGATAGACAGCTCGCTGATGCGATCGTCCGACATCCAATCCATGATGCCGAGCTGGAAGGGGTAGGCTTCCCATCCACCCTGCGTGTGCGAGCTCTCCGCCGACAGGTAGAAGTGCTCGTCAGCCCACTCCGACAGCCACTGCGGCGGCTCGGCGCGCATCGGCTCCATGCCACGCTTGAGCGCAGCACGGACGGCGGCCCAGGTGATCGCCGGGACGGTCGGAGCGGTGGCCACGATCATGCAACCGCCTCTTCAAGCTCGCCGCCGTCGTCGGCATCCTCGGCCGGGGCTCTGCGGAGCATGGATTCAGACGCAGCGCGAACCCACTCGTTACGGGCCGAGGCGATCACGGCGGCGATCGCCTCATGCGCCTCGATCGGCAGCTCGGGCACCTCTTTCCGCAGGCGCGCCGGCAACGCCTCGAGGCGCTCGACCACGGCGGCGCAGGCGTCCGACAGAACCTGCGTGAGCAATTCGACGGGCGCGTATTCGCGCCTGGCAACGGCGTTCTTGATCGCCACCGCCTCACGCTGCTCGCGCGCCAGCGCCGCGCGCTCCTGCACCAGGTCTAGCCCGCCTCCCACTGCAGACGCGCGCCCAGCCGCGATTTCTCGCAGATGCCCACAGTAGGCGTACAGCCACTCGCCAGCGCTCAGCCCGTTCTTGAGCACGCCGCGCGTGACGAGATCAGATACTGCCGGCTGAGAAATTCCGACCAGCGCGCCGAAGTCTGATTGTCTAATTTGTTCTGCAAGAACAATCACATAACCCCCTATAGCAGGTTGCTGAACAGTCCGAGACCGGGGTGCGCATTACCCTTGCGCGGCAGTGTCTGGAAGGACCCGCGCCGCATCACGACGCCACCCCGATAGCTCGAAGCCTGCGCAACAACGCCTTGTCGAATGCGTCTGGCACATACTCATCGCCCAGCTTTTGCAGGTCGATATACCGCTTGTATTGACCAGACCGAACGAAGAGGAACACGGGCGCGACATCAACACCATGGATGCCGCGCTTAGCCCAGATCCCGGGCGCCAGGTGCTGATCGAATCGAGCGTTGAGCCAGCGGCCCGCGGAGCCGCCGACGGGCACCGCGAAATAGACGACGCCGTTGATCGTCCGATAGCGCGACGCGCCCTTGCGCTTATCCAATCGACCTCCCCTCACCTTCTCTCGGCGCGCCCGCGTCTTGTCGGTCATGTTGGCCGAGTAGCCCTGCTCCCCGAATCCCTTGAAGTACGCAATGATCTGCGTCACAAACCCAGACGACACGTTGCCGTAGGCATTGAGGGTGATCGCCCAACTGTTCTTCGCTGGGACGCACTGGTAATCCCCCCGCAAGAAATTGAGGCGGCGCATCGCACCTTCGAGCCCCTTGTAGTTGCGTTGCCCGCCTTCGAAGAGGTGACCCAACGTATCGACGTGGCTCTTGCCCTGCTTATTCACGAATTTGTCGGACACGCCGACGAACGCTCGCAGGTTCTCGTCCGTGGCCTTCTCGAGCACATACACCGCCTTCTTCGCATACGGGGTCGGCCGATCCAGAACGTTGTCCATATGCGCCTGGACGTGCTTGCGAAAACCGAATGCCGTGTCGTTGATCGCGCCCTTTGCTGCGCGCTGAACATCGTCCGCGGCTTTCTTCAGAGTTCGCTGCAACTCTCTGGTATCGAACTCGACCTTGACTCTTGCCACCATCACCCTGCCCTCCTATTCCAGTGCGCATCCGACAAGCGCTGCTCGGCATCGAACGACAGCACCGGCACTACCCCATGCAGCACGACCGGCGCCGGCATTGCCTTCGAGAGCGCTCGCCAGAACGCAAACACATCGCCCAGGCGCTACGCACGGCTCACGCCATAGGCGTCCGGGTCGTCGGTGATGCTCAGGTATTCCCGCAGCCCTTCTCGGGCCGCGGCGATCGTGTCCGGCGTCTCCTCGCCCTGCTCGACCCAGCGCGCACTTACCCGCGCGAAGTCACGCGAGAACTGGCGGAAGGCCTGCTCGAGGTCGGCGGGGATGGCGACCGCGATCGACATGATCAGAACTCGACCTCGACGTCACCCGCCTGGCGCTCTCGCGCATCGGGGCGCGGCACTGGCCAGCGCGGCTTGCGCAGCACTTGCGCTTCCGGCTCGAGGCCGAGGGCCTCATACGCCACGCGCACCACATACGGCGGCATCGCCACGCCTTCGCGGTGGTCGGCGA